TGTAATGCCAATAAATGTAGCCCACTCATCATCATCTATTTTATTATCTATAAGATTTCTTACACGCCGGCCATCATATAAGTAACAACCGCCATCATTTATCCAAACAATACCATATTCTGTTTTAGTTGATGCCGCCGGATGTCTGATACCATGATATTTTAAGTTTTCTTCTAAAAACCAGCCTACATCAGAGGAAGATGCTACATTAACTAATTGAACTGAGTTTTCTTTAAAAGCTAATAGCCTATCAGCAAATGATTCTATATCAACATAAGACTCAGAATCTCCCAATACAACATCAATATAATTATGAGATGGAAATGTATCATATCTGCCAGATTCAGAATAATAAATTCTATCACCATATGTAGTATGTAAACCTGTACTTTCATCAATCCTTCGTACACCAGCTAAAAAAGTTCTTCTATTAGCCACTACAGCAGACTTCCATTGTTCACCCTCATCGCCAATTGAATTAGATTCTACATCGTGACTATAACCATTCAATGATTCATATGTATCTAAATTTTGAAATAAAGAGGTTACTACTCCCGTATCTATATCAGTTGACGCTGTATTGCCATTTGTCCAAGCAATATAATCTCCATCTAATGTTGCCCTAGCCCCTCTTCTCATATCTATATCACACAGCAAAAACCAAGACTCATCAGAACCATTTACCCTAGCATATATTCTTCCTCCACTTATACGAGGATTGTACCCAGTTGAATTAGTATGAGCATGTACACTAACAGTTACACTATCTCCAGCGGCTACATCAAAATCATGCGTTGAAGATGGATATTCAAACAATGATGATTCTTGATTGCCATCATATATAAACGATGACGCTACTTGATATGTCGCTGCTACCCATGTACTGTCACTATTTGCCGGAGTTAAAATAAGTAAATCAAACCCAGCGTTATTGGCAGGATATGTATCCCCTACTGCTCCATCTGTTGGAGGAGATAGTTTATTATCTTTTTCGAACCAGTCAAGATATTTATCTTCTGCTGTACAACCTTCAAAATGTGTTCTTTTTACATGTCCAAACCATTTAATATTATTACCTAGAGCAAAATTTGCATCACTAACCCTAATAGCATTATCAACGCTATAATAAACTGGTTTAGTACTAGCAACTAGATTTCCAGAAGTAGAATCAATAGTAATTTGGTCAGCTGTCCACGTGTCTCTATTTTTAGAATATGTATCTATTTTGCCATTATCGGCATCAGATAATATTAAAAAATAATCTTCTTTGGGCAGTGATGTTACAACTGCTGAAGTCCCAACCTCAGCAGTTAAATCTTTCTGAACTATTAATTGACTTTTATTTTGTCTTGTTGATTTAACAGTATAATATCCATCATTATTACTTGTACCAGTTACAAGTATTTCACTACCCTCCACATATCCAGTTCCACCACCAGATGCTGCTACAGCTAAACCTAGTCTATGAAAAGTGGCTCCTTTATTGGATGGTATATTGGCATTTAAAGATTCAACTGTATAAGTAGTAGTGCTAGGAACAGTATCAACTGTATAAACACCCTCTTGATGGTCGCTTGATGTACCATCTATAAAAATAGAATCTCCAGCCGAAAGCCCGTGAGCCGCACCCGTAGTAACAGTTAACTCATCACCATCCTTTGCCATATCGCTATTAAATACAGACCTAGTTATGAATCTACCATTACCAAGCGTTAAGGAAGAACTGCCACTTATTTTAATACTTCCAAAATCTACATCAGATGCGCCAGTCATTGATATTGGTTCTGTCTCATAATCTGACTCTAATATAGCTATACCATAACCGCCAGAAAGAGTAGCCGCTTGGTCTTGTACTTCTGTGAAATCAACCCAAGCTCCAACAGTACGAATAGCGCCCTGTTCATCTACCATTATATTTTGAGCTGACGCTAATTCATTAGGGGCTATATCTCTTGGGTCTTTTACAGTGTTTAAACCGCCAGAAAAATCATTTAATGTATATATTTGTTTTGGCACTACTCTGACCTCACTAAAAAGTCTTCCACTGTTCCTCTGCCAGCCATACTATTGTAGTACTTCTTCCAATACTTAGCCTGACCTTTAGAGCTTGACGGCAATGGCTTAGGTATGCGTCTATAGTGTAAACGACACATAGCTATTTGAGCAGCAATATTAGTTTCCAATATAAAATCCCAGTCAGCTTCCTTGGGGTCTACAAAATAAGACAGCTTAACCATAGCAGATTCAGCAACCTTATGCATCAGGTCTTTGCGATAATGCAAATAGTTCTTGCATATGTCTACTGCGACCCATGCCTCGCACTGAAAAAGGCCCCTTGCTGGCCCTTTTATCTGTCTTAGGTACTTATACCCGCTTTCTACCTTTCCAGTCTTGTATACAAGGTCTAAGGCTTCCGGGGAATACAACCCCATCTTCTTTAGAATACGTTCTATAAGGTCTTTGATTTGCGGTTGATTAAGCATACTTTATTTATAGTTTCTTTTTTAACTGACCAAGCCAAGCGTCATCCAGCTTTGTCTTAGTTGATTTAACATACTTATCGGCTAAGCTTAAAAACATCTCTTTCAAGAATGCTTCGCTAAGACATACCTTAGCTCCTTTAACTAATAAGCCCCTGACAAATGGGATATAAGCGGCTCCTCCTAGAGCTACAACTGTACCCAGTACCACCTGCCAGTTATCTTTTAATAAATCCATGTTTTACCCTTTCGTGAATATATAGCCAAATAATCCAGAGAATATAACAGATAGCATACCGCCTATGGCTCTGACGCCTGACATGCTACTTTCTAATACTCTTATTCGACCATTCTGTTCTTTGATTAATACCTTTACTTCATCCATTGAATCTTTAATATGATTAATATCAGAGCCCTGCTTAGCGCTCATTAATGTTAATTCTTCCAACCGTGACTGTACGCCAGCTCTATAGTTTTCAACTTCCTTGTGATTCATCGCTTTCTCCCTCCTTGTCCACGATAGCTCTTGAATTTTCTTTTAGTACCACGGCCATGTCCTATACTAGTTTTCTTCATCTTTTTCATTTACCATTTATCCTACCTTTCATAAAATTCATATCATCACTAAGGTCATTAATTTCTTTCATCATATCCTCATGGCGCCTGTCCCTTGATTCATCAGAACGGTTCCAGCGGTCTATGAGTTTAATAGTCATTTCTTCTATCTCATGCAGTTTCTTCATTAGCGTCTTCTGCATAAAAACTATCTGTGCAGCAAACAAAAGTATTATAACTCCTATTGCTCCGTATTCCGCGTATGTTTCTAACATTATTCATACTCCACACTTACATATGCCATCGGAGTAACATTGGCTATGTTATCAGGTGCAAAACTAGCACTGCTAACATACTCTCCCCAAATTTTCTTACCCCCCTCTATTTTAATCGGCTGTACGCCTGACCATATTACAGAATCACCCTGTACACAATAAGCATGAAAGTAAGCATCATACTCGCCCTCATCCATTAAATATATATAATAGGTAAAGACAGGTCGCTATGAATTAGTGCCATCTGCCTGCTCTGCGTCTGCGAAAAAATATATAGGTACATTATTTTCAGCATCAATTATATTACGTTCCATTATCATATAATCATCGCTACATGATATTGGAAGTAATAATAAAATTAATAATATTAAATTCTTCATTTCTATTTAAACCTATTATCTATCCAGCATTTTCCATAATACATTAGACCTAACCAAATTGATATTTCGATTACCTCAAAATATCCAAGTTCATTTAATACCCCTACATCCATTATTTATTAAACATCCTTTTTAGTAATAGCGCTCCTTTAAGCTTTAATAATGCACAAACAAGTATAATAAGAACTACTGTCGCTATATCAACGAAATGATTACCAGAGTCAGATTCAATAGTTCCGTAAGGAGTATCTATTGAAATCCTATCTTGACGTTCCGCTATTATCTTTTTCTGCATTTTTACCTAGGCATCTTTCATTACTTCATCATAAAACTTTAGAGCAATCATATCCTTAACGCCATCCGACCACTTTTGAGTAAGTGGATGGTTGTCAAGAACATTATGAAATCTTTCTTTTAAATCAACACCATCTTTTATAATAGTAGTGTTAGATACCAGTTCTCCCATTACATATCTCATATTACCATCCATATTCACTAGCTTTATCCAACAAAGCGTCTTTAGTGGCACTTTCAGAATATTCAATATTCCTTACACTCAAAAATTCTTTTATAGTATTTTTAGAATCTGACGCTGATGGATAGTCAGATTTTACTGTTGCCACTCCATTTATAAGCTTAGTCTTACCTATTATCAACCGGCCATGCGTATCGCTATGTTTCTTAGCGCACTCAGCATCGTAAAACTCTTCAGCTGCTTTAAAACTATTTGTTCTCTTTTCTACACTACCATCCACATCAACAAAATAATTATAAGACGAAGGGTAAGTCAGGGTTTCAGTACTGCCGTCACGGTATTTCTTTATACGAGTAACACCCGGCGTTGCATTTCTATGAATACGTATACGATGACCCTGACTACACCTTCTTATAATCATGCTACTGCTTCGACCTCTTCGGGTTGCTCTTCAGCTTCTTCAGCAGTAAGTGATTCTCGAAGCCTGACAATGAACGCCTCTTTACCAACCTCTAACTGCTCACGCATGAAAGCATTGGTATTGATTTTGTTCTGCATATCATTAATATGATTAATCATCTGCTTCTCTTCATCTGTCATGTCTTCGATAACATACTCTTTACCGTCAAGATTCAAGACAGGCTTTTCTTCTTTTTGTTTTTTAGCCATTATGACTCCTTGTTGTTTTTTCGTTTAAGGACTCCTCCGCTAATCCAGCCCATTGCAAAACACAATAAGCACATCACAATTAGCGGTAGATAATCCAATTATAATTTCTTGAAATCTTCGATAGCAGCAGCAAGTCCATCACTCTGAGCTTTGGCTCTCGCCATCTCATCATCGTAACGCTTTTTCTCACTCTCTAATTGAGATAGTGAGTATTCTTGCTTGCTATCATCCATAGCTTCACCAGATTCAGCATCCCATCGTTTCTGACTCATAGCAACGTATTCACGTTCCTCTTTGGCTTCAGCCGCTCTCACGACCTTGCCATCACTGTCTTTCACTTCGGATACTGCTTCT